CGAGAGTATATTTCCAGACGGCTCCTGACAACGCGGCTTATCCCTATTTGGTCTATGACATAACCAGTGTATTCTCTGATGGCGAAGGCCATGAGACTGCGGCAATCGATGTTGATGGATGGGACTTTAACGATACGCGAAATACAACAGTCATCGAAGATTTAATGACCACGGTAAACACGGGGCTCAATAAATATTCGACATCGAATGAAGATATTTCAGTCTTCGTTACTTTGGAAAATAAGATTCCATTGACTGACCCCGATAAACGGATTCACCGAAGAAAATACACATACGAAGTTAAGATTTTCAAATTAAAGGAGTGAAATTAATTGACTATAACACAAACACAAGTCGACAATATTCAAATCGATTATGGCTTAGTCTATATCGATTTTGGGTTAGCCGGTGAAAAGCTGCTTGCTCCATCAAGAGGCGGCGGCACATTCAAGGTTGACCAAAAAATAAGAGATATTGAATTTGACGGCATGAAAGGCAAGACAAAGGGGATGCAAGCTGTCGAGTCTATTGATGCAACATTGAGCGTAACACTGCTTGATACATCGATGGATAATCTGGCTCTGGCTATGCCCTGGGCAACATACGCAACGTCTATCGTAACAGGCAAGACTGCCAATATCGCAGTTGTAGCGACAAGCGCATACCTGACCAACGTAACGATGTTTGCAAAACTCGTATCAGGCTCATATAAAAAGATAACCTTATACAACGCCATGGCTGAAAACGGATTTTCGCTCAATGCTAAACCCAAAGGCGAAGGCGAAGTATCGCTTGAGTTCTCAGCTCACTGGAATGTTGTTGATGATTCGGCAGACCTCTACAAAATAGAGGATGTAGCCTCCATCGGCGCAGATGTAACGGCTCCGACAGTCGTAACCGTTCCGCTTGACGCAGCCGTCAACGTGGTAATAACATCTAACCTGACCGCAACATTCTCAGAAGACATCCGCCAGGCTGACATCAATACGAATAACTTCATATTGATTAAAGCTTCAGACGGTGCCGTAATCGCGGGTGCATTGACTTATGACCTGGCAACAAAGACCGCATTGTTCAATCCGACAGCCTCGCTTGACGCAAATACAGCCTATATATGGGTTATATCTAACGTCAGAGACGTAGCGGGTAACACAATGGTAACTGCTACACGAAACTTCACCACAGCAGCATAATTATGATGAGCGCTCTTAACCGGGCGCTCAATCTTTTTCAGGGGGACATATGACTATAAAACAGACTATTAAGCTATCGGCAATTATCGATAAGCTTGAACTTAAAATTACTGATCCGAAAGCCGGACAAGAAGCAGTTGGTGCTGACTTAATAATCCAACTTGCAGCAAAAGCGCATAAAGCAGAAAAGGAAATCTATAACTTCATTGCTGACTTCAAAAAGATAACAGCAGCCGAAGCGGAAGATGTGGAAATTTCTGATTTTGCAAAAGAGCTTTTTAACATTCCGGGTCTATCAGATTTTTTCAAATCTGCCGTCAAATTAAGTGCCCAAGGATAATAGAAATCCTTTCGAGCGCCTATGACTTGATGGCTATTTATGAACTTGAATTTAATGTTGACCTGTTCACTCACGCAATGGAAAAGGACATCGAAAATCAATCATGGCAAACATGGTTAAGCCTTTACCCGTACATGATGACCAGTCAGATAGAATTTATAAGCTTTGAAACATACAAAGAAAAACAAATCACGCGAACTGAAAAAGTTTCTCGCAAAACAGCCCAAGAAATTGAAGCTGAATTTAAAGGTTTAATCGGGAGGTAAAAATGGAATTATTCCGTTTGTTTGGATCCATATTAATTGACAATAAAGATGCAAATAATGAACTCGATAAAACCGATAAAAAAGGTGAAAGTTTAGGCCAAAAATTCGGGCATATCACAAAGACAGTTGCTATTATGGGCACAGCTATAGTCGGTGCCGGAGCAGTTGCTGGCGGAGCTCTCTTTGCTTTAGCTAATAAGGCCTCAAATTTATCCGAAGCGCAAAACGTTGTAAATGAAACATTTAAAACGTCAAAAGATTCAATATTAGCATGGGCAAAGACTCTTGCTGATTCAGCAGGAATTTCTGAAACTAACGCAACGAAATTTGTCGGAGCAATGGGCGCAATGCTTTTGTCTTCGGGTTTAACTGAAGACGCCGCTGCCGGTATGGCAAAATCGATGGTTCAATTGGCTGGCGATATGTCATCGTTTTATAACCTCGACAATGAAACCGCATGGGAAAAGATAAGGGCGGGCATTTCGGGCGAAACCGAACCTCTAAAGCAATTAGGTATTAATATGTCGGTTGCCAATTTAGAGGCGTATGGCATGGCTAACGGCATGAATAAAGCTTATAAAGAAATGTCGCAAGCCGAGCAAACGCAATTACGCTACAACTATTTAATGGATGTAACGGCGAATGCGCAGGGCGACTTCGGGCGCACATTAGAGACATCATTTCCCAACCAACTGCGTGTTGCGAAACTAAACATTGAAAAACTAACAACGGCTATCGGGCAGCAATTCATCCCGGGCTTTTTAGATGCCTTTAAAAAAATAAACGAATATATGCCAGAGATTCAGGCGTTTATAAGTAACGCCTTTGAAAAAATTCAAGCAGTTATCGAACCAATATTACCCATAGTTATCGATTTAGTTAAAAAAGGGTTTAATGTTCTCAAAGAAGCGATCGAATTTATCTCTGATGCAATCAATGACGCGATAGATTTTTACACGAAATATAAAGACATCATTGACCCCATTGCTATCGCGGTAGGAGCCGCGGCTTTAGCGTTTAATATTTGGTCAGCAGCAGTCGGTATATGGACATTTGTAACGACGGTTGCTACACCTATCACTGTTGCTTTTGGCGCGGCTGTCGCGTTCCTCACATCACCTGTGTTCCTTGTTACGGCGGCTATCGGGATATTAATCGGAATTGTTTTCCTGTTGTGGAAACACTGGGATTCTATAGTAGCGTTTTTAAAAACCAGTTGGGACGCAGTAGTCAACGCATTCAATACGGCAATCAACGCTATAGGAGACTTTTTTAAAGGCCTATGGGAAGGGATAGTAAAAATATTTGCTCCTGTTGTCGAGTGGTTCGGCAATATTTTCAAAGGTGCATGGGAAGCGATAGTCAATATATTCTCGCCCATCGTTGAATGGTTCGGGCAACTTTTCAAGGCTTTGCTTGCTATTATCTGGAAAGTTAACGAACCGATAATTAAATTCTTCGTAAAAGTATGGGACGGAATTGTTGGTATTTTTACTCCTATAATCAAATGGTTCGGAGATATTTTTACTTCTGCTTGGGAAGGTGTAAAATCGGCATTTTCAGCAGTCGGTAAATTCTTCACTGATGTGTGGGATGGAATTGTAAAAATATTTACTCCAATTGTTAACTGGTTTGGCGATCAATTTAAAAAAGCTTGGGAAAGCATCAAGGCTGTTTTCTCTGTTGTGAGCGATTTCTTTCAAGGGATATTTGACAAAGTTGTCGGCATTTTCTCGAAAGTCGGCTCGGCCATTGGAGACGCAGTAAGCGGCGCGTTTAAATGGGTAATTAACGGAGTCCTGGGCATTGTTGAAGGTGTAATCAACTCAATCATTAAAGGCATCAACAAAGTAACCGGATTTCTCACTAAAATATCCGGTGTTGATATAAATCAGATACCTGAATTTAACATACCCAGACTTGAAAAAGGCGGCGACATCACACGATCAGGCCGCGTTCTCGTCGGTGAAGCAGGACCCGAGTTTCTTGACCTCCCTGACGGAGCCAGAGTAACACCGCTTAACAAAGCAGGTGGAGCGACATTTAACTTTTACGACACTCGCGTCATGGGCCCCAATGATATTGATTATCTCATGGAAGCTATGACTAAGAGAGCAAGACAGTTAGGAGTGGTGCCCGCATGAGGACGCTAACAGTTCAGGGGATTGAGCAAGTATTATCACCGGGCTGGCAGATAAGCGATAAGATAAACGCTCGCACGACTGCCAGCTTTTCCTTGCCTTACCTCACAACTTTAACTGACATTGAAGCTGGCGATGAAGTCATCCTTTTGGACGATGTAACGGTTATCTTCGCAGGCAATATTGAAGACGTTTCAACCGCTCAAAATGGCACTTTAATCGAGTATTCTTTATCCTGCACTGACTATGCCTATCTCGCAGGGAAAAGAACGGTATACGGCTCGTATGAGTCCAAGACCTTAACCTATATCATTACCGACCTGATAACAAATTTTCTAGGCGGCGAAGGCGTAACACTTGGCACAATGCCGGATGTCACCATCGAAAAAGCAGTGTTTAATTATATCAGCGGAACACAGGC